ACATATTCAAAGCTTCTGCTGGATTATAATTTGTACCATTACCAAGATCAACCTCAGCTAATCCATCCATATCTAAAAATACACCATCTGGTACCATCCTAGATAATACTTGCTGTAACTTTAAATGTGTTAACTGAATCATATCAGCAAAACCCATAGTCTTAGTAACTAAAGATTCTATTCTACCCTTGTACATTCTTGGCGCACATATAGCATAATTCATTTCTACCTTTGTAGTATCAGCAAATGGACGAGTCATGTTTTCTGATAACTCCCATTTTAATAATACATCTGTACCTAAAACTTTAGCACCTTCAAACAAAACCTCTATGCTTCTACTCACTCTTGAAAAAGAGTCTGATGGTGGAGGATTAAATGTATCAGGCTTTTCTAATATTTTCTCTAAACCAGTTTCAGTTTGTTTTAATTTAAAAACCTGATCCATATAGGATTTGTATTCAAAAAACAACACTTGAACCGTGTTTGAATCATAATCACCATAACCATACGTATAGTTGTTGTTGTAATTATTTTTTTGTAATTTTTCTAACTCTTCATTAGATATGTTAGGAAATTGTTTTTTAAGCTCAGGTATTGTCATGGCTTTAACTTCTCCTACATAATATATGTCTTCAAAATTAGGGTCTTCAGTATAAGAGTAAATCATATAAGCTGGATCAACATAATCTAGCGTTATACCATTTGATGGGTTGTAACTTGTTTTAGCAGCTGCAATACCTAACGTAACTAAATCTAAGTTTATTCTACGTTTTAATAACTCAAACTTATTTTGAGCTAACACTTGGCTAATAGCTTCTTCCTCTGCTATTTCTACTGATTGTTTATATGAAAGTTGCAGATGCAATTCCATCTCTTCAATAGTCTTTGGTAAATCATCTGGAGCAATTTTAGTGTTAGATATATCTACACCAGTACTTGCTTTTACTTTTTCTTGAATCTCTCTAGCAAACATGTCTTTAGCTAGACCTTCTGCATAGTTAGTTCTTTTTTTCATTGACTCAGGATCTTGAGCGTAAGCTTTGATCTCATAGTCTTTAGCAGATATACCATTAGTTAATATATCTACAAACTTAGACAATATTGGAATTGGTTTCCAGTCTAAATTTAAATAAGATAAATCACCGTTAATAGATAATTCATCTTTATATTTTTGTACACTTTGTTCACCTCTAGCGTATAGTCTTCTGTTGTGAAAATTATTAAAGCTAGTTAAATATCTATTACCATTAGTTCTTCCTTGTGCAAACCACTCTGACTGTATGGCATCAGCAACTTGCTTTCCATACTCCCAAGACATCTTTTCCTCCATAGGTACCACCTGTTCAGGAAACGTGCTGCTACTATTATAGTTTATATTCATTTATTGTATTATTTGTGAAATATCACCTTTATTGTTGTATTTTTTTATACCTAAATTATGTTTAACTACAACTCTTGTGGGTACAGGTCTATATTTATTTTTATTGCAAGCCATAATAGCTAATCCCGAACTAATAGAAGCATCATGAGTTGTTCTATTATTTATATTGAATTTAGCCCAATCCTCTAGTGTTCTTTGAAAATATAAATCTCCATAGACATTGTTAGCATTTAAACCTATATGATCTTGTATATAAGATTCTATTGCTGCGGCGTGAGCTTGTTTTATATCTTCACTGGAATTTGGTATACCACCTATTTCTTTTTCTGTAATAGATAGCTTGTTATATATCTTGTCTGGTCTGTTCATAGAATAACCTCTATAACCTCTTCTTTTAAAATAATATAAAAGTCTTGGTTTATTATTCTCTGCTAATATTGGCATGCCATAAAATATACAAGCCATTAAAACATCTTCAAAAAATATTTCTGCAGTTGCAGGTCTAGCTATATATTCTAAAAAAAAATGATTAGGTGGATGGTTTTCCATACTAAATTTAGTTAAACCATGTAAAGCTCCATTAGATCCTCTTCTATCTACTGTTCCGGATATATCATAACTATCACAACCAAAAGCACCCATGTGCTCATTACCGGGATGTTTTCTACCATTTTTTGCAATAACATTATTTTGTAAATTTATTGGTGGAACCCATGAAACAAAAAATCTTCCGTTATTCGTAGGGTTAAAAACAACTGTTGTGTCTTTAATACCATTAGTCCATTGAAAATTTCCTTGAGTTATTACTCCACTATTTTTAATATCAGCGTTCCAATCTATTTGTTGATAGATTTTAGTTAGATTAAACAAAGAAGATTTAGCTTCATCTCTGAATGCATGTTCTTCAGTACGTGGAAACTGTCTATAAAATTCATTAAGTCCATCCTGATCACCCTTAAGGCCATCTACTTCATTTTGCCAATACTCTATAACCCCTAGATTTATTTTCGTACCATGGGGATCTTCAACCGACTGTTTCGGGGTATCGAATACAGGTACGCCATAAGAGTCGATGTATCCTTCGTAGTTCCATTCCATAGGTATGAACAAAGAATATAATCCTGAGCGAGTCTGTCCATTGGCGTTTCTCTTAGTAACGTCTGAGTCATAGTAAAGTTTCTTAAAGTTCTCACCACCTTTATCTAAAGCATTTGACGTTGAACCCATCATGCACTTACCAATAATTTTACTACCTAATCGTAGTGTTGTTTTTGTAACCCTCCAGTTATTTAAAATATTGTTTGGCCTCTCCCATTTACCTGATTCATCATGAACTAAAAGTTTTAACTTTTCACCATCATAACTGTTATCACCAGTATTTTTCCAATCAATAGTTGTATCAAGACCTGTTAATTCTCTAAGGGTTTCATTTGTTTCTAGTTTTTTTCTAGTAAATTTGCTAGCGGGTACTCTGTAAGCAAGTTCTGTTTTTGGTCGGTCCATACCGTCTTGTATGGGTTTAAAGAAAAACGGGTAATTAACCGAGATTGGTACAACTTTGTCTGTGAACATTGTTTTAGCATCTGGTCCTGACTTAGACAAGATACCGAATCTTGAATCCGTTGATATTGTTGCGCTGTTAACAGTTTCGCCTGATGCCATGAATGAAAAACCAGACCGTCTGTTTTTAAGGTAGCATATACCATAACATCTTGTGTCGGCTTTGCAAGCTTCCCAGAATATAAAGAATAATCTGTTTGACTCCCTAAAATCTGGTTTCCCAACATCAATCTTGGACCATTGCAGGTACATATAGTGAGTACCAGTAATATAAGTAGGCTTGTCTTTATTATAAAACCAAAAACCTTTCTCCCTACGCTCAAACTCTTTATCAATGTAATCATACCATGTTTCTTTAAAATCAACATCATACTCGTCCCAGTCAAATATTGTTTTAATATTTTTAAAAGCTTTAGGTAATTCAGTCCTTTGCCATTTGTTGTCTTCAAATTTTATAATCTTTTCTGATTGTTTTGGTAAAGCTATTACTAAATTTTGTATTCTGTAAACTTCACCAACCTCACCAGTTTTACTAATTACAATCATATCAAATTCTTGATTGTAACCGTACTCCCATTTTTTATACCTATTTTTTTGTTTTAAAACTTTAGGTTTAATATGGTTTTTTAATACCTCAAATAATCTTTGATCGTACATTACTTAGATCTACCCTCTGCAAAACCTTTAAAACTTTTTTCTTCTTTAGCCTCTTTAGGTTTTTCGTTTAATATATCCTCTTCCTCTTGTATTCTTGTAACTATTTCAAAAGCATCCATGATACAAAGTTTTTTTGTAGCAGCTGCATTTTTTAAACGATCCGCAGATATATCAGGGCCAAAATCTATAATAGGTTCTTTAGCAACCTTGATTAATTCATCAACCGCTATTCGCCCAGCTTGGATTATATTCTTTTTTATTTCTTTGGTATCCATATTTAATTACAATATCATTTGATTTCATACAATATAAACGCTTCTTGTCAACTACGAAATCGTACTCTCCGTGTGGTGTGTAGCCAACGGTGTCTCCTTCGTGTATTCCTAGCGCTTCTAACGAACTATTACCTATTTTTAATATACCAACAAGGCTTTGTTCTTTATCAACCTTAAAATCACTTTCGTTTTTTAAAGGTTTTACAAAACATCTGTCATTAATAGACATCCATTTTGAGTTTCTTTTATATAAATAAATTTGATCTAATGAGCAAAGATATTTATTGTCGTAAAAATAAGATCTTGATTTTTTCTTTACACCTTTCATATCATAGAAAGTTCTAAAAACATTGTGGTGTATTAAAATTATATCACCTTTTTTTATTAAAGTTGTGAAAGCTAAAGGAACTTGAATTACTTTAGCTACGTTATTCACAAACTTATAACTTTCTATTTTAGTGTTTAATATTATCTTAACGTTTTCTATCTCTATTTCATTCTCATAAGCGTCACCAACTGGCTCTACTATGAAATCATATAAGCTACGCATTAATATTCTAAATCATATTCAATGGATATAGCCATGTTAGAATTAAATTTCTTCCACGGCAATATCTCATCTGCTTTTTTTATATGAATATTATAAGAGCTATCTTTTGTTTCATGAATGATATAGGCTATTTCATGACCACCATAAACCTGTTGGCCTATAGAATAGTGCATAGCATCATTTTTATAATCAGATCCAATACTGATTTTTCTTATAACATTACTCACTTTATTTTTTGTCTTCTACTTCGACAATAGTGTATTCTCCAGTTTGAAGATCAATGTTTATAGGACCGTATTCCTCTTCAAGTTTTTTCTTAACCTCTTCGGCCTTTTCATTTTCTTTACTGAATTCTACTTTAAGACCACTTTTTTGTATTTCAACAAAACCAATTTGGTTTAATATTTGATTTACTTTTCCTTGTGATTCTCTAACTTCTTTTAACTGCTCGTCAGTTATTTTTGCGTTTTGTTCTGCCATTTTTGATTTAATTTAATTGTTTAATTTAGTTTACTTAGTTATTATTACTTATAGATTTGAATTTTTCCGCTCCTCGTGAACCAAAATAGGCTACGTAAACAGTTGTTGTTAAAGTTTTTAACAAGCTGATCCATTCTTGCTCTACAGTCAAAGATATTAAATGATGACTGTCAACCCATATAAGAGCTATTGTCATGATAGTTAAAAATATTAAACTCATCGGTCGTGTGTTTTTACTAAGCCATGAATCGCTTTTCATATCACTCTCCCAACGTTTTGATACTTCTTTTAGTTCTATCATATCTTGCTCTAATAGAATAAGAGCAGTTTCTTTATCTTGTGGAGATATTATAATATCAGATTCTTTTGTTATTAAGTTTTTTATTAATCCTAATAATCCAGCATCTGGTATTACACTACCCACAGTTCCAAGGATACTAGGGGCAATTTTACTTAAAAACTGCCCAACTTTAGTATCTTTGAATTTTTTCTTAGACATTAATATTTTTTCTTAGTGTGCTTTTTCTTTTTGCCACCGCCATAA